TAGAGCGCGGTCTTAGAACCGAAATGACCGAATCATTCCTAGAAGGAATGCGTGGTCTTTTTGAAGAACATTATGTATCAATCCCTGAAGATAAATATGATGTCGTTGAGAATATGGTAGACAAACTTGACGAAATGGAATCAAAACTCAATGAGCAAATTGAAAAGAATATGAGTATCACTAAGTCTCTATCAGAGGCAACAGGTGGTAACATTCTTTCTGATGTTTCTGAAGGTTTAACAACCTCACAGAAAGAAAAGCTCGCTTCACTTGCCGAAGGTGTTGAGTTTGAAAGTGAAGAATCTTATAAGGAAAAGCTTGAGACTTTAAAAGAGTCATATTTCAAGACTTCTCCAAAAAGAAGTGAGTCTGAAGTGTTAAACGAAGAAGCTGCAACTCCAGCTCCAACTGGAAACATGTCAGCATACCTACAGGCACTATCACACGCCACTAAAAAATGATCTCAACTTGTTAATTAATCAAACGTAAACTTATTAGGTACACAAAGCAAATGTTCAATAACGCAGAACAATTGCAAGAAAAGTGGGCGCCACTACTAGAACATGATGGAATTGATTCAATAAAAGATTCCCATCGTAAGGCAGTCACCGCAGTCTTGCTAGAAAACCAAGAAAGATTTTTAAGTGAGGAAAAGTCATTCCTCTCAGAAGCCCCAACAATGAATGTTGGTAATGGAGGTTTCACAAACGCAGCAACAGCATCAGGCCCTGTTGCAGGTTTTGACCCAGTTCTAATCTCATTGATTAGAAGAGCTATGCCAAACTTGGTCGCATATGACCTCGCTGGCGTACAACCCATGAACGCACCAACTGGACTTATCTTCGCGATGAGATCTCGTTTCGTTGATGGAACAAATGCAGACAGAAGACTAGGAACAGAAGCTCTATTCAACGAGCCAGATTCTGCATTCTCTGGTCAGTCAAGTTCATTCAGTCAGACTAACGGATTCGTTAATGCTGCAACTGGTTTAGGTACAACCGCTCAGAGTGGTGACAACCCAGGCGCACTTAACCCATCCTCTAATGCAAAACAAGTTGCATATGATGTCGGTCAAGGAATGAGAACTGACGACGCTGAAGGACTCGGTGTTGGCGATAACCAGTTTAACGAGATGGCCTTCTCAATTGAGAAGATCACCGTGACTGCGAAGTCAAGAGCTCTAAAAGCAGAGTACAGTTTAGAACTTGCTCAAGACCTTAAGGCAATCCACGGATTGAACGCTGAAGCTGAATTAGCAAATATCCTCTCTACTGAGATACTTGCTGAGATTAACAGAGAAGTTATCAGAACAATCTACAAGACTGCTGAAACAGGTGCTCAGGTTAACGTTGCATCACAAGGTACATTCAACTTAGACGTTGACTCAAATGGAAGATGGTCTGTTGAGAAATTCAAAGGACTTCTATTCCAGATTGAGAGAGATGCAAACGCAATCGCACAAAGAACTCGTCGTGGAAAAGGTAACATCATCCTTTGCTCTGCTGACGTTGCTTCCGCATTAACAATGGCTGGTGTTCTTGATTACACCCCTGCACTTAATGCTAACTTAAACGTAGACGACACAGGTAATACATTTGCTGGTGTTATCAACGGTAAGTATAGAGTGTATATTGACCCATTCGCTGCTAACAGTGCTGCAACACAGTACTATGTTATCGGTTACAAGGGTACATCACCTTATGACGCTGGATTGTTCTACTGTCCATACGTTCCTCTACAGATGGTTCGTGCAGTTGGTCAGGACACATTCCAACCAAAAATTGGATTCAAGACTCGTTACGGCATGGTTGAGAACCCATTCTCACAAGGTACAACACAAGGACTTGGAACACTTACTGCTAACGCAAACCGTTACTACAGAAGAGTTTCAGTTGCAAACCTTATGTAATATAAATATCTCAGTACGAGATGGATCGGAGACCCGAAAGGGTCTCTTTTTTTGTGTCTAAATACTTATATGAATGATAAAAAAGCTGCAAAGCTGATCATTAAAAGAGCCAAAAAACACCCTAAATTATACACAAGTGAGGATGTAAGGTATGCGAAGAAAGTTAAAAAGTCGGAAAAAAAGAAGGTAGATGACTAGTTCTCAAAATCCATATCAGAGACAGATAGATAATCGGAACTATATGTCACCTCTTGGGTTTAAATTGATTTTATCAAAGACACCCAAAGTTGATTTCCTATGTCAATCTGCAAATATCCCAGGCATTAGCATGGGAACTGCTGTTCAACCAACTTATCTAAAAGATATTCCTGTTCCAGGCGATAAAGTTTTATACGAAGATTTAACAATTCGTTTTTTAGTTGATGAACAAATGGAAAACTATCTTTCAATCTATAAATGGATTACAGGATTAGGATATCCAGAATCTTTAGGTCAATTTAAACAACTTAAAGATGATGATTTTAGAACTCAACCAGGCGTAAATTCTGATTCAGATCCACGTTATTTTGAATTCTCAGATGCAACATTACAAGTTTTAAGTAGTAATTATAAACCTAGTATTCATGTTAATTTTAAAGATGCATTTCCTATTTCACTCTCAACCTTAGAGTTTGATGCATCAGATCGTGACTACAATTTTTTTACTGCACAAGCGACTTTCAAATATACAATATTTGACATAACTGATCCAGATGGTATTAGAATAGATAATAAACCCAAAAAATAATTTTATATGATAACCCTTGAAAAACTTCAGTCCATGTGGGAACAGGACGCGAAGATTGATATTGACAATATGCATGAAGAATCAATTAAGATACCTCAACTTCATGCTAAATATCATGAGATATTGAATAACTTGATTCTTTTAAGATCAAAAGCACAAAAACTACAAAGAGGTGTTCGCCATGAAAGGTATGAATACTTCACAGGAAAAGCAGACCCAGAGGTCTATGTTAAAGATCCCTTTCCAAAAAAGGTAAGGGATAAAGACGCCCTGCAAAGATATATGGATGCCGATGATCGGTTGTCTGAAGCCTCTTTAAAGGTGGAATATTATAATGTCATGATTACATTTCTTGAGAGCGTCTTAAAACAAATATCAAACCGAACTTATCAGATTAAAAATTCAATTGAATGGCATAAGTTCCAAGCTGGATTTACATGACCCACTTAATTATTAAAAAGAAAAACGAAGTTTATACAACAATAAACTCCGAACAACATGTGTATCATGAACTCTCAGATCATTTTACATTTGAAGTGCCTGGCGCCAAGTTCATGCCTCAATATCGTAACAAATATTGGGATGGAAAGATTCGTCTATATGATATTCGTAAGAATGAATTATATACTGGATTGATAGATCGTGTGATTTCTTTTTGTAATCGTCATGGATACACATATGAGTTTGAAGGAAATAAATTTTATGGTTTACCAATAGAAGAAAACGAAATGATATCACCAGAGGGTGTGTCAGATTATATCAAAAGTATATCAGTTCATAAACCAAGAGGATATCAAATCAAAGGTGTTTATGATGCATTAAGAAATCATCGTAAGTTATTAATATCGCCAACTGCATCTGGTAAGTCATTAATGATCTATTCAATCACCAGATATTACGTTGAGAGAGGAGAAAAAATATTAATTGTTGTTCCTACAACATCTCTAGTTGAACAGATGTATAAGGATTTTATGGATTATAGTTGGGATGTGAAACAATATTGTCATCGTGTTTATTCTGGCCGTGATAAAAATACAGATCTTCCAGTTACTATTACAACATGGCAATCCATTTATAAGTTAGATAAAAAATATTTTGAAAACTTTGAAACTGTAATTGGTGATGAAGCACATTTATTTAAATCTAAATCATTAGTCAGTATCATGACTAAGTTACTTGATTGTAAACATCGTTTTGGATTTACAGGAACACTTGATGGAACTCAAACACATAAATGGGTGCTAGAAGGATTATTTGGCCCATCATATAAAATTATTCGTACAGATGAATTAATGAAGAAAGGATATCTTTCTAAATTAAATATCAAAGTTTTAACTCTCAAACACCCAGCAAGAAAATTTAATACTTATGAAGATGAAATACAATATTTAATCACACATACACAGAGAAATAATTTTATTAAAAATCTTGCAATAGATCAAAAAGGAAATACTTTAATATTATATACAAGAGTTGAGAGTCATGGTCTTCCTTTATTTGAACTCATAAATAGTTGCAAGGAAGAAAACAGAAAATGTTTCTTTGTTCACGGAGGAGTTGATACTGAGGATAGAGAAGAAGTTCGGACAATAACAGAAAAAGAAGATAATGCAATTATTATCGCATCATATGGAACTTTCTCAACTGGTATTAATATTCGTAACTTACATAATGTGATATTTGCATCACCAAACAAATCTAAGATTAGAAATCTACAAAGTATAGGTAGAGTTTTAAGGAAAGGTGATAATAAAGTCAAAGCAACTCTCTTTGATATAGCAGACGATATAACTTATGGATCTTCAAAAAACTATACATTAAATCATATGATGGAAAGAGTGAAAATTTATAATGAAGAAAATTTTAACTATGAGATGCTCACGATACCTTTAAAACAATGTCAAATAAATTTTTAGCAGTCGTTAAATTAAAAACAGGAGAAGAAGTTGTTGCAAAAATTGGTACAATTTCAGAGACAGATCTTATTGAACTTGACTCGCCAGCCATGATAGTAAATTCAACATTTAATCGTAAACCTGGCCTTAGTATTTTAAAAATTGAACCTTGGATTAAAACAGGTCGCGAAAAAACATATATAGTAGAGATGAGTAATATTATCACCACATGTGAGGTTCTTGATAAAGACGTTATTAAAACTTATGAGAAGTTTGTCAAAGTTTATTATGATGATGATCTAGAAGAACCACCAAAACTAAAAAAACCTAAGATGACAAAAGAGATGGGATATATTTCAAGTGTCAAGGAAGCAAGAACATCCTTAGAGAAGATCTTTAAGAATAGCTAAACCTTTCCCTTGAACTCCTACAGAGTTATTCTACATATATTTCAAGGTATTGTCAAGTCTTAGATTATCGTGTATAATATTGTTATGAATCATAAACAGTGTTAATGACTTCAACCATGCCGAGAACAAGAAAAAGATCGGAACATTACGTTAATAACAAAGAGTTTCTAACTGCTATTATAGCCTATAAGGACGAAGTTGCCTTGGCTGAAAAGAGGGGGGAACCTAAGCCAAGAATTACAAATTATCTTGGAGAATGTTTCCTTAAAATCGCAACACATCTATCATACAAACCAAACTTTGTAAACTACATGTTCAAAGATGATATGGTTTGTGATGGTATTGAAAACTGTGTTCAATATATCAACAACTTTAATCCTGAGAAATCAAAGAATCCCTTTGCTTATTTTACTCAGATTATTCACTATGCTTTTCTTAGACGTATTCAAAAAGAAAAGAAACAATTAGAAATCAAAACTAAGATAATTGAAAGATCTGGTTATGATGAAGTTATGACTGTTGATGAGGGTGCAAACGGAACTAGTTCTGATTACAATCAAATTAAAGATGCTGTCCAGACGAGGATGTATTATCAGTGAAGATCGCCATTATAACGGATCAACATATTGGAGCAAGAAAAAACTCCAAATTATTTCATGATTATTTTTTAAAATTCTACGAAGATATATTCTTTCCAACTTTAATCAAAGAGGGAATCACAACCATTGTTGATATGGGTGATACTTTTGATAGTCGTAAGGGTGTAGACTTTGCTGCACTTGAATGGGCAAAAGATCATTACTTTGATAAATTACAAGAGTTAGGTATTGATGTTCATACAATTATTGGAAATCATACTGCATATTATAAGAATACAAATGATCTAAGTGGAGTTAATTTACTTCTTAGAGAATATAAAAATGTCAAGATATATTCAGAAGCAGAAGAAGTTACGATAGATAAGACAAAATTTTTATTTGTACCTTGGATCAATTCTGAGAATAAAGAAAAAACTTTAGATGTAATTGAACAAAGTGATTCTCCATGTGTGATGGGTCATCTTGAACTAAATGGTTTTATGGCAACTCGTGGTCATTACATGGAACATGGTATGGATCGTCATGCGTTTGATAAGTTTGATCGTGTCTTCACTGGTCATTATCATATGAGATCAAATGATGATAATGTATTTTACTTAGGTAATCCATATGAAATGTATTGGAATGATGTCAATGATCGCAATCGTGGATTCCATTTATTTGATACAGATACTTTAGTTCATACTCCAGTTAATAATCCTTATCAGATATTTCATAATTTATATTATGATGATACACCTCATCAGATGTTAGATGTATCATACTTAAATCAAAAAATTGTTAAAGTCATAGTTCGTAAGAAGTCTGATCCAAAACAATTTGAAAAGTATATTGATAAAATTTATTCATCAAATTTAGCAGAACTTAAAATTGTAGAAAACTTTGATTTTACTGAGGGGGAAGAGTTTGAAGCAGAAGAATCTGAAGACACTATCTCTTTGTTAAATAGATATATACAAGAATCTGAAGTTGACTTAGATAAATTTAG